CACTGTTTACGTCTGATGCTGTCGTTTCGGTTGCCCAATCAAACAGCTGGTCACTAATTTCTAATGCCCTATCGTATATCGTGTCTTTCAAGCTATGCGAATCGGGCTGTTCAATATATACTAATGCTTGGAACCGTTGATTCAATTCATTAGGTTTTTCGTCATCAAGTCTGTAATCGGTTAATCCACTAAGTAGTTTAAACACGACCACTTCACGTTTAATGTCTGCACGTTTCTGAATATCGACATTATTCCCACTATATTTCAATACCTTTTCAACGGTTGGTCTGGCATCTGAGGATGAATAAGAGCTAAAGCTTGTTACATACCCGCTAAGTATTGCGTTTCTATCCATTTATTATCTCACAACAGTTGTAGCGCTAGCACGAATCGTTCTAGGCTGAGTTAGTGTATCAAGTATTCTATTTTCTACGTATTGTAAAACTTCTTTTTGTTCAGAAGATTGACTATCATTTTCTATTGGATATAACCTATGTCCGTCACCTTTTTCCTCGTGACCTCTCATATATTCATAAGCTTTAGAGTCGTTATAATCAAAACTTACTTCGTTTTCGCCTTCTTGGTAATAGAATGATGACTTAGCTGTACCCGTATAGAAAAAGTCTCTTGTTATACTACCTGTTAATTTTTGTTTTCTTTTTTTATACTTATCACTATCTAATTTAGCTCTTAGACTTCCATCAGGTTGTTTAGCTTTCTTACTAGTTTCCCAAATAGATTCTTTATACTCACGTCCTACGTCAGTAAGTACTTCTTTGGGAATACGCCCAAGAACCTCTTGTAAGTCTTTTGTTATTGCCTCGCCTATCGTCATATCAATACAAGCTCATAAAACGAACTCTTGGAGTCGTCTTTGGTTTAGCCAATAGCCCACTTAATCTTCTAAGATTTCCAGTAAGATACTGATCGTAATACTTACGAGCTTTGGTAAATGAAAAGCTATCTTGATGCGTTGCGTCCTGCGCAAACCACAACTCTAAAAATTTGTATGAAAGCAAGTCAACAAGAAGTTCTTCAGAATCTGCTGCATAAATAGCGTCTAACAACGCAGTCTCTGTGGCATACGTAGAATCGTTTATATATTCCCGTAAATTCTCAAGAATATCCGTTTTAAGGAGCTTAATTGCTTTACCTAGTATTAGGTTATCCTTCTCTGATAGATTGAGCGTTGTCGTGCCCGTAGTGACGTTAACGCCCTTGAACGTTAGCTCTTCTAGTGCATCAATATTGTTTCTAGTAAGTGTTAAGTCGCTAAACGCCATAAATCTTGTTTTATGTGTAGTTAAAAAATAGGGGGTGACCCCGAAGAGCCACACCCCAATAATTAGTTACTAGGGCTTACGCCTTAGCTACGTTACCACGAATGTATCGTCCACCTAGGTCTGGTCTGAATACTTTAGCTCCGTAAAGAACTTCGATAAGTACGTCAGCACCTGACTTGGTTTCTTCGATAGTCAATGTGTAGTTTACGTTGTTCATTGGCTCGAAACCAGCAGCTCTACGCACGCCAGAACCTGAACCGCTATCCACTGAAGGCATTACAGCAGTTACTAAGGCAAGGGCAGATGGGTCGTAGAAGAACTGCTCACGACCAGTGTCGCCTGAAGCAATATCAACTGGGTTGATAGTATCGTTATTAGCAAGAGCAGCACGTAATGGCTCTTTAATAGTCAATACAGTTCCAGTTTGAGACTGAACAGTGTAGAAGTCATCAGTACCTTTAGCAGAACCGAAAGTAACGATGTCACCCTCAGCTAAAGATACAGTTGCTGCACCACCACTACCATTGTCGATAGTTAGCTCAGTTTGTCCTATAGCTTCAGTAGCTGCGATAGTAGCGTCAGTTACAGTAGCAACAGTGTGGCTAGAACCTTCGTTGTCTACGAAGAAGTCGAATCCATAAGCACGAGCCATAGCTCCACCTAACTGAATGTCAGCAGAACCACGAGTGTTGGCTTGTTGGAAGATGTTCAAAGTAGTAAGGTCTTTCTCTACGAATGGGTCAATAACCATCATTAGGTTATCAGTAGTGAACTTACGAGAAGCCATAATCTTTCTAGCTTCTGCAAGGTCATTGTCGTCCATTACAGTAGAGTCAGTGTTGTTGTCAGCGAAAGCTACTTCAAAAGCCTTACGAGCCTCAACTTTAACGTCACTATTGATTTGGTCAATAAGCTGGTGTAGTCTTGGTACGAAGTGCTGTTGTACTAAGTCAGGAAGCGCAAACTTTTGGTCAGCCTTGTCGATGCTAAATCCAGAGTAGTAATGCTTGTTGATTACTAATTGCTCTTCGTTAGCGTCAGGAGTACCTAGAGAGTAAGAACCTGAGTAAGAGCTAGGAGCTCCAGTAGGCTTTACTGCACGAGTGATACTTACAGTCTTGTTACGAGCTGCAACGAGACCTTCGATAGATGCGCCAGCTACGTTAGTAACGGCTTTGGATACCATTGGTCGGTTTGGATACTGGTTAGCTAGTGCAACCTCAACAAACGCCTCTGGTTCGTAAATGGAAAAATTACTATTAATTGCCATGTCTTTATAAAAGTTAAATTATAGGTATAATGTTATATTTTAGCTTTTGGGTCGCTATGACCAGAACATGACAATTAAGGTTTTGCCTAACCATAATAAGATGGATTTACGCTTGTTCAGCCCAACCGCCTGCGGCTCTCATCGCTCCGAAGAGCTCTTCTGCCTTAGCACGGTCTGCTGGATTAGACGAGCGCACAAGTTCTTGAAACTCTGCTCGACTAGGTCTTTCACTACTAGCTGAAGTACCACCAGTTGCTCCGCCAGCACCCACTTTCTTGGGTTTCGCAAATTGTTTAGCAAACTCAACGAGTGAGTTAGCCACTGACTTTCTGTTGCCTTGTTCGTCTAGGTCAGGAACACCGTCTTTAACGGCATAAAACTCCCCATTAGACTCCTCTATCTCGTACTCGTTATAGAACAGTTGTTCTACATAGTCTTGGCGTAAAGTCAGTTCATTATCTTGTTGGAGTGCACCAAACGCTGATTGAAACTCAGTGTTTATGCGATTCTCCATTTGAGTCATCATGAGTTGCTCTTTTGCAGACTCAGCTTCTTGCTGGTACTGTTGCAATAGCTCACGCAACTTTTCAGACTCACCCTTCTCTTCTTGCTTGGGTTGAAGCGTCTGTTGGATTAGCGAAAAAGCATCATCCAATGACTCAACGTTGTTTCCCAGTAATTCAGAGAACTTTCCTACAACGTCCTTTTCGACCTTACTTTTTCCTTCGTTGTATGCACCACGAAAGAACTTGTCTTTGTCGAATTCTGGTTGTGTTTGTACGGTGTTTTGTGAGGTTGTCTCCTCTACTGCTGATTCAGGAGCATCAGCTTGCTCTATGTTTTGTTCGCTCATAATGTGATTATAAGTTAATTATTGCTCGCTTTGTGTTTCAATACCAACTTGTGCTTGGCGTTGAAGTTCTTCTTGTGGAAGAATATCCACTAAATTTCGTAGGTCAGTAGGCGTTTTGGGCATACCATAATCATCAAAATGTTGCATTACTTCTTCAATATCTTCTTGAGGCATGGAGCGCTTGCGCATATATTCACTGGTCAACTTCTTAATGAGAGGTAGGGACATTGCGTGGTACTGCATTCCTTCTGTAATGTCTTGGAATATCTCATCCGCACTGGACAAGTCGTAATGTTTCGAATAGGTTACACCGTATCCTTCGTAGTCCTCATCACGAACCTTAGCCATTCTTCTAAGCACCTGCATCTCTATCATTTCCATGTCCATAGCGGTAGACGCTAGTAACCCTTGTTCTTCTACGTTATCAAATCTCTTAGCAGAGCCCGATACATTGCTCTTAACAATGGACTTGTCCCGAACCTGAGCCATAGAGAAGATGAGCGACATCAAATCACCAAAAATTACGTCTCTAAGGTGCTGAAGACCCTGCATATCCGCTTGGTACAACATGTTACTAGGTATTTGCTGGTCATCAGGAATGATGATAGCCATACCCACACCCTCTTTGATGGTACGAGAGTCGTATTGGTCATCATCAGCTACACCAGCTAGAGACCTAACGATTGAATCTGTGAGAACAGGAATAGGATGCCCGAACAGTTCAGAACCTTTCTTTAGGTCATAGAACAACTCGGAAGAGGCTAGGTACATACCCTTTAGGGAATATCTACGGGGTTTACCTACAATGAACGAACTGTTAGCATCCGTCTGACCCTTGAGTAGCGTGGCTGGAACCTCTCCGAATGGATTAGGTATTTCCAGAGTCTTTTGTTTCTTCCCGTTCTCTTCGATGTACACGCAGATGTACTCAGGTGTGTAGGCAGTCCACTTATGCTTCTTAACGTTGTCTAGGTCATAATACATTTGCCTAGTAACAAGCAACGTGAGAGCGCCTTGCTTCACTTGAAAGTTCCATATTTCGTGGGGACGCACAACAAAGTTGTAAGGAACTACGTTGCCGTCTGTGTCGGTAACAGGGTTTCCGTTACCATCTATCATAAGGTCGGTTACTACTGCACCAAACCCCAAAACCTCTTTTACGAAGAGAACCTTGTCTCGGTAAAACTCAGTGATGGAACACCCTGCATCATCAAAATTCGTTTCCTTCCACTTCCAGAAATCCTTATTGTCGGGGTACATTCTGTTGACGTTGTTCTCGTCATAAATGCGCTGTTGTGCCGAGAAGAACTTTTGCTCCAATGGGAACAGTTTCATTCGACCTAAACGCTCTCTGTATTCTTCATCCGACTCAATGCTGCTCTGGTCAATAATATAGGACTTATCAGAAAAGACCGTGCTAGAAATGGCTGTGTACTCGTCATACTCCGCTTGGAACCAGCTGTTCATGATTTTAGCTCGGTCAAGAACCACGCTATAATACGGGTGACGAGTTTCTTTCATTACGATGTCTTCGACAGCGTCTTTGGATACGGAATATAACTTTGAGGTGTCTATCATTACTTTCTTGAGTATTGTAGGGCTATAGCGATGACTTGTTGCTTCGTATAACCCTCTTTGATAAGTTGTCGAATGTTTTGCTGAATAATATTTGGTGAAGAACCACGCTGAAGAGGCATAACGTTACCATTTTACTTTATCCGCCCAATATGCTGCTGACATACGTCCTTTGGCTATGTTCTTTGCGTGTCTAGCCTTGAAGGATTTTTGTCTAGCCTTGCCAGCTTTAGTCTTAGGATTCTTGCCCGCACCTGATACACCCTGCTGACCAAAGCGTATGACCTTTACTTTGTTGCCCACTTTTGCTACTACAACATGAGACTTAGTAGGATGACTTGGAGTCCGTTTAGGCTTGTTATAGCCACTTACTCCGTACCTTGTAAGTTTTGGGTCTTTTTTGCTACTCATGGTGTCAAAAATATACGTATATTCCATAAAGATTCAATACTAAAGTAAGGTATTGAATTTTAGTGTAATTCAGCCATAAGTTTGACGCAATTATGGCAAATACTCCAGCAAAACCAGCCCTATACAGCCGAGTTAAATCTGAGGCTAAACGTAAGTTCAAGATATTCCCTAGTGCGTATGCTTCTGCGTGGATAGTAAAGGAATACAAGAA